CTCCACGCAAAGGTTTAGTGGGACCGTGCGACAGAGCCACTTATGAGTGGCTCGAGAGTAAAAACCGCATAGCGGATAATTACTATCGAAAGCACGATGTCCATCGCACGAAAGCGTGGAAGAAGAGTAGTAGACGACTTTCTCTCCAGTCAGGGGAGGAAGATGTTACAGCTACGGATCATGCAACACCAGAGACTGTTTCTGCCGAGAATTTATTGTTCAAGGATGAAGCTATGTCACAACGGTTAGACATGGGGGATATGGACTCCGGTGCCTATGACACCGATATGGATTCCATGGCCGATCTAGGCCAATTTTTGAGTAGACCTGTGCGCATTCACGAATTTACGTGGCAAGAGAATACTTTTACCAGAACCGACATTAAGCCGTGGCACCTGTATTTTAATACAGACCACATTCGCAAGAAGTTGGATAATTTTGGTAGAATATCCTGTCGCTTACATTTGAAATTTGTGTTAAATGCATCTCCCTTCTATTTCGGTAGTTTGAGAGCGTGCTATTTTCCACTAATTGACAATCGTGGTGCGTATAATGATGATGTAGATCAAGTGCCTTTTTCACAGGTGCCTGGAGTTTACTTAGAACCCCAATCAATGTCTAGTGCCGAGATGGTGTTACCCTTCCTATGGCCCCGCAATTGGTTAGATGCCACTAAGGCAACTGATTTTGAGCGTATGGGTGTTTTGCAATTTTTGCAATACGCCAATTTGCGTTCTGCCAATGGAGCCACTGGAGTTGGTATCACTGTAGCGGTGTATGCTTGGGCAGAAGATGTGCGAATAATGGGACCAACTACTGGTTTAGCCCTACAATCTGAAGAAACATCAGGGACCATTTCCGCACCTGCCACAGCTGTAGCTAACGTTGCTAGCAAATTGACTGACGTGCCTGTCATTGGCACTTTTGCAACAGCTACGTCTGTAGGAGCAAAAGCTGTAGCGAGTATCGCTAAAATGTTTGGATATTCTAATCCACCCATGATAGATGATGTTTCAGCTATGCAACCCAAGACGTTTCATGCTTTTGCAAATGTGGAAACACGTATGCCGATTGACAAATTGTCAGTTGATCCTAAGAATGAGGTAACCATATCCAGCACTACTGCTGGTGTAGAAGAGGAAGACCCTTTGGCCTTTAAGAATCTATTGACTCGTGAGAGTTTTATAATAGGAACTTTGTGGTCCAATAGTCAACCAGTTGACACACTTTTGTGGTCAGCTATGGTTAATCCTGGCTACGCTCGTAGTGGTGGTGGGTATGCCACATCTATACCTGTCTCATATTTTGGGAGAGGTTTTAGATTTTGGCGTGGAAGTCTTATATATAAGTTTCGATTTATAAAGACTAAATACCACAAAGGTCGAGTTCTCATATCTTGGGATCCCACGCGCGATATTACAGGCACTTCTGACACAGAAACAACAACATTCTCAAGAATTGTTGATTTGTCCCTTGAGGATGACGTTGAAGTGACAGTACCGTACCGTGCTACATCGCCGTGGCTAGAACCCCAGTTTACGTCTGGTATGATGAGTAATGGACCATCACCTTCTTACACCTATAATGATGATTATCATAATGGGACTATCACTATGAGAGTACAGAGCATAATTACTGCTCCTGTGCTTTCTGCAGAGATAGATGTATTGGTGTATGTCCGTGCAGGTGACGATTTTATGTACAGCGCACCGCAAGAAATATCCCATCTTTTTACCGCTAAAGACCCAACTGGAGTTCTCCAATCTGAGGAGGAAAGTATCACCCAGAAGACCCCTGAATTAGACACACATGTTGCGTCCATTACTACAGGTGAGGTTGTGAGTTCTATGAGACCAATTTTGCACAGATCCAGTTTTGGATATGCGCAATATGCTGGTCAACCTGAGACAGCAACAGAGGCTGGCATTTACCAGACTGCTAATTACATTTACCGAGTACCTTTTGGTGTCGGTCGTATGAGCACTGGTTATAGCTATGCAACTGTTGATGGATCAGGTGTGAGATATAGTTTCGCACCCAATCACCCAATAGATTGGACTCTTAATTGTTTTGTCGGTTATAGGGGAAGTATCAACATACATGTTAACACCTCTGGTATTGGTAAAAATGTGACGAATGTGTCACATTTAGCCATTACTAGGTACTATGGTGATCCTCAAGTAGCTTCCGCCCTGGTTTCTAACGTGGGTACAACTTATAATACACGAGCTACGCAGAATGCATACAGCAGAACTTGCATCCGTTATGCCAATGGAGTGAGAGGAATTTTCACGACAGGGCAGGAAGGGATGACCTTGACGAATACGCAAGGACAACCCGCATGTTCCGCTAATCTTCCGCAATATAGCAAGTATAGGTTTTACCCTGCATATACACAGAACAGAAATCTTGACCCGCATACGGGCACTAGATTCCACGACGAAGCAGTTGTCACGTGTCAGTTTAATGTTAATGACACGCCGACAGATACTACAGATTGGCCCACACTAGCCTACTACTACTCCGCTGGGGTTGATTTTCAACCGATTTTCTTCCTCTGCACCCCCAGGGTATTCAACACCACCTTGCCTCCGGCAAGAGAAGTGTATCCCTAAATTTAACATTGGTGAAAGGCCTCCATGTCTGATGTGAGAGGTGCTCATCCTACGCAAAGTTACGCCATACGTGGTGGGGCTTCACAACAGAACCTGAGTTTGGTTGAGTGAAGCGAGTAACCCTTAAAGTATACCTGGTGAGAAGTAAAACAATCAGGACCCCCTTTAAAAGCAACTGTGCC